CCTCCCCGATGCAGTCCGAACCGATGCTGGACAGTCCTTTTAAGACCCGACCTGATCCGAGTCAATGACAACTAAGACCAGAAAGCCCAAAGCCCTACGAGGGGCAACCAAGCCGAGGCTTCACAGCCCACTTCTTAAGGGCGAAAACAAGCTGCAAGATGTTAAAGACCTCTGCGAGATTGTAAAGATTCCGCTTATGCCGTGGCAGGAGTTTGTCCTTAAGGATATGCTCACTGTGGACAAGGCAGACAACTGGGTTAGGAAAACTAACCTAATTCTTGTTGCTCGACAGAATGGCAAGACGCATTTAGCGCGTATGTTAATCCTTGCACACCTAATCAAGTGGAATACCAACGTCCTTATCATGTCCTCGAACCGATCTATGGCTCTGGACACCTTTCGTCAAATCACTAGCCTATTGGAGACAAATGACCATCTCAAGGGATTCGTTAAACAGATCCGACACGCCAACGGCACAGAGTCTATTGAGATGCTATCTGGAGCAAGGCTTGACGTTGTTGCAGCAACTAGAGACGGCTCTAGAGGTCGATCAGTCAATGGATTGCTCTACATTGACGAAATCCGAGAAATCACAGAAGAAGGATTTAGAGCTGCTACTCCTACAACTAGAGCTCACCCAAACTCTCAAACGCTTCTTACCTCTAATGCAGGAGACGCATTCTCAACTGTGCTCAATGACTTACGAGAACGAGCAATCGACTACCCACCAAAATCTTTTGGATTCTATGAGTATTCTGCGCCACAATACTGCAAGATAAACGATAGACAGGCATGGGCTTTGGCTAACCCTTCTCTGGGGTACACAATTACTGAAGAAGCCATTGAAGAAGCGATAGCAACATCTCCTATTGAAAATACGCGCACAGAAACTCTATGCCAATGGATTGACAGTCTTTCATCACCCTGGCCTCATGGCGTATTAGAGGACACATCCGATAGCACACTAGAAATGGCTGTTGGGGCTTATACTGTATTCGGTTTCGATGTCAGTCCTTCACGCAGGAACGGATCATTGGTCGCAGGACAGCTTCTCCCAGATGGGAGGATTGGCATCGGGATCTTGGAGACTTACAGCTCACAAGTAGCAATAGATGAATTGAAGATGGCAGCAAGTATAAAGGCTTGGTGCGACATATATAAGCCTCGCCTAGTCTGCTTTGACAAATACGCCACTCAGACTATTGCAGATCGCTTGGCCAATGCTGGAGTCATGACAGAGGATGTCTCTGGACAGCAATTCTATAAAGCCTGTGGCGATCTATTAGAAGGCTTAGTCAATGCTCGCGTAGTCCACAATGGGCAAGCAGAATTGATCCAACAAATGAATAACTGTGCAGCTAAAGTCAATGACAGCGCGTGGCGCATAATTAAGCGCAAGTCTGCTGGAGATATCTCAGCACCTATTGGCTTGGCAATGGTTGTTTCTAAGTTAATGATTCCTCAACCTAAGCCACAGATATATACTTAGACACGCCCTAGCATATTGTCTAATCTCTTGACAAATGCTACAATTTCTGTCTATGGGTATCTTCTCGCGTAAAACAGAGGCAGTACAAACAAACGACAAGCCTTCTATTTTGGCGCAATATGACCCGCAAGTTTTAAGCACTCCTCTACTTACTTCTCTAGTTCCTGCGATGTCAATGTCCAGAGAGCTTGCATTAGAAATTCCATCTGTTGCTAGAGCCAGAAATCTAATCTGTGCAACTATCGCTGCAATGCCTTTAGAGTTGTATCGCAAATCAACAGGCGAAGAATTAGGCAAGCCAGTCTGGTTAGATCAACCATCATTTAATCAGCCACGCTCTGTTACCATCGCATATACAGTCGATTCATTATTGTTCTATGGTTTTGCTCTATGGAAAATTGTTGAGCGTTATCAGGAAGATGGCAGACCTTCGCGCTATGAATGGGTTCCTAATCAACGCATTACTCCTTACTATGGCACTTCAGAGGGTCATTACATTGAAGGCTATTACATTGATCAAATTTTTTACTCCAACAATGATGTTGTAACTTTCCAGTCACTTAACGATGGAGTTCTTACAACTGCTGCTCGTGTATTACGTGGCGCACTTGATTTAGAGATTGCTTCTACTTTAGCAGCTTCAACTCCGATGCCATCTGGTTACATTAAAAATACTGGTGCCGACCTAGATCCTAAAGAAATTCAAGGATTGTTAGCTGCTTGGAAACAAGCGAGAAGTAGCAGAAGTACGGCGTACCTCACTAGCACTCTTGAATATTCTGCCACAGCCTTTTCACCTAAAGACATGATGTATAACGAAGCGAAGCAAGAATATGCAACTCAAATTGCTAGAGCAATGAATATTGATGCTTTTTATCTTAGCGCAGATGCCAATAACTCAATGACCTACTCCAATTTGTTGGATTCTAGAAAACAGTTCGTCTCGCTAACTTTGCAGCCATTTATTACTGCAGTAGAAGATCGTCTATCTATGAATGATGTAACTGCGAATGGCAATGAAGTGCGTTTTGATTTAGACAAGTCATTCTTACGCGCTAACCCAATGGATGACTTAATGGTTATTGAAAAAATGCTTTCACTTGGTCTAATTACTATAGAGCAAGCAATGGAAATGACAGACCTAACACCTAACGGAAATGAAGGACTATAATGGAAAACCAAATCATTACCTTCTCGGCTGATTTAACAGCTAATGTTGAAGAGCGCACTATCTCTGGCAAGATCGTACCTACAGGCACTGGCGAGATTGGTTCAACTTCAGCAGGACGCGTAATCTTTGAGAATAACAGCATTGAACTTCCAGCAGATCCTAAGAAAATAAAGTTGTTGAATCAACATAATAATAAAGATCCGCGTGGTCGCGCTTCATTTTTCAATGAAGTTCCTAATGATGGAATTTATGCAAGTTTTTCTGTATCAAAGAGCGAAAAGGGAACACAAAGTTTAATCATGGCTGAAGAAGGTCTGGTTTCAGGTCTTTCAGTCGGAGTAGAAGTAATTAAGTCAAAAATGAAGAGCGGCGTTATGCATGTATCTGCTGCTCGACTAATCGAAGTTTCATTGGTAACAGAGCCAGCCTTTAAGTCTGCTCAGGTTATTGATGTCGCAGCTGAGGAAACTCCAGAAGCTGTAGAAGAAATCCAACCAACAGAAAGCGAGCAAACTGTGGAGCAAACTCCAGAGACAGTTGCAGCACCAGTAGAAGCAGCGGCTGTAGAAGCTGCTCGCCCAACTGTGGCGGTAACGAATGTGCGTGAGCGCACAGCACCAATTACATCAGCACAGTACCTAGGTGCATCAATCAAGGCAGCGATGGGCGATAACGATTCACGCCGCATTGTAGAAGCAGCCGATGATTCAACAGCAACTAACACTGGTCTTACACTGCCAGCACACTTGACAAACTTCATTACAACAACATTCTCAGGACGCCCTGCATTTGATGCAGTCACACGCGCTGGAACTGTTCCACAATTAACATTCACAATTCCTAAAATGGGAACAGCACCAACATCAGCAGTAACTGCTGAAGGTGCAGCACCATCAGAAACAGGAATGACTTCAACATACGACACAATTACAGCAAGCAAGTATTCATCAATCAACCGCGTGAGTTTTGAGTTGCTAGATTTCTCAAATCCTGCATTTGAGACATTGCTTCTTAATGAAATGCGTAAAGGCTACGAGAAGGCAACAGATGCTGCACTTATCGCAGCGTTCACATCTGCTGGCGTACAGGCAACTGGCGTAGCAGCAACAGCAGCAGGACTTCAGAGCTTTATCGCTACTGAATCAGCAGCTGCATACAAGGGTACTGGCGGAGATTATGCTCGTAAGCTAGTAGCCTCAACTGACCAGTGGGCTGCGATCCAAGGATACGCAGATACAACTGGACGCGCGCTGTATTCAGCACAGGGAGCAACATTTAACGCTTCAGGTAATGCAGCAGGTTCTTCAACTGTTGGAAACATCCTAGGCACAGACCTTGTGATCGATCACAACATTGCAGTTTCAGGAATCGTTGATGAGTCAGCGTTCTTGGTTGCTCCAGATTCAGTTTATGTCTGGGAATCACCAACTACTAACCTTCGCGTCAATGTTTTGACAACAGGCGAGGTAGAAATCAACATGTATGCGTACATGGCAATTTACGTGAGCAAAGCTGGAGCTGGTGTACGCCGCTTCAATTTATCATAGTAAGTAACTAAGTCACTCTAGGGGGTCGGTAGCCCTCCGACTCCCTAGAGTCTTTAGAAAGGAATGGGAATGGCACTTACAACAGTCGCAGAACTCCGCAGCACTCTCGGAGTCGGTACTTTGTATCCAGATGCCACCCTTCAAGAAGTCTGCGATGCAACAGATGCAGTCCTACTTCCTATGTTATGGACAGATGTTTATTTCAATATTGCACATGAGAACACCACCACAAAGGGCACTCTATATTTTGACCAATTAGTTAAAGATATATTTTATGTTGGTGAAACAGTTGTCGTAACTGGCAACAAGTCACACTTTAATGGATCTAAAACTATTACAGCCGTAGGCGATTATTCAATTACTTACAACATAACTGGAACTCCAGCAGCAACCCCGCGCCATAATGTTAATCCTTATGGCACAGTTACAGCAGATGTGACAACAGACTGGGCAGAAGATAAAGCAATCCAGCAAGCAGCTTTAATGATATCTGTTGAAATCTGGCAAGCACGCACCGCCACTTTAAGCGGGAGCAATGCTGTCGATTTCCAGCCAAGCCCTTACCGAATGAGCGCACAGCTTCTCGCTAAGGTGCGAGGTTTGATCGCACACGCACTAGATCCGCGCTCAATGGTGGGCTAATGCCTCCAGTATCCATAACAACTCTACGCACTACTTTAGCCACTGCTCTAGTAGATAACGCACGCTATTCAACATTTGCTTTTCCACCAAGCGTTGTATTGGCTAACAGCTGCATTGTAAGTCCAGATGATCCATATCTAACGCCTAGCAACAATCAGCACATCACTATTAGCCCAATGGCTAACTTTAAGATCATCATGACTGTTCCATTGTTTGACAATGAGGGAAACCTCAATGGCATTGAAGATACTGTTTGTAGCGTGTTCGCAAAGCTCGCAGCATCTTCTCTGGTCTATAATGTAAGCGCAGTAAGCGCACCAAGTATTCTCAATGCTGCATCAGGCGATCTGCTCAGCTGTGAGATGTCCGTATCAATCCTAACAAGTTGGAGTTAATATGTCCGAGTGGGAAAAAGAAAACGAAGCCTTCCTGATCAAAATCGGGCAGGTAGCACCAGCAGCACCAAAGCCAGCAACTACTAAGAAAGACGAGGAATAATCTCATGGCTGTATTTCTAAATAACTTGGTCGGCGTGAAGATTAACTCTGTTGATCTTTCTGACCATGTAACATCTGTAACAATTAACCGCGTATTTGATGAACTCGAAGTAACTGCAATGGGTGACAGTTCACACAAGTTTGTCAAGGGTCTTGAGTCATCAACAGTGACAATCGATTTCCTTAACGACACAGCATCAGCAAACGTATTGGCAACATTACAAGCTGCATGGGGAACAACAGTCACAGCTGTATTCCTACAGACAAAGGGAACAGCGGTCTCAGCGACTAACCCTCTGTACACAGTTTCATTGCTAGTCAATAACACAACAGACATCAATGGTGCTGTTGGCGATATCGGCACACAGTCAATCACATTCACTGCTAACTCAACAGTTGCAGTAGCCACTACAGGCACATTCTAAACAACTAACAAAGGGGCATAGACATGGCAAAGTTAAAGATCGTTAAAGTAGATGGAAGTATTGTTGAAGGAGAAATCACGCCAGCCGTGGAATATTTCTTTGAACAACAGACTAAAATGGGTTTTCATAAAGCCTTTCGCGATGAAGAAAAACAAAGCCACGTCTATCTTCTGGCTCACGAAGTTATTCGCAGATCAGGTGAAACTGTCAAGCCTTTCGGGATGGAGTTTATCGAGACACTTAAGAGTGTCGAGGTTCTAGACTCTGACCCTTTAGCCTAAAGCGCGATCAACCATTCACCTACCTAATCGCTAGGCTAAGCATTAGGTTGGGGATCGCGCCACAACAACTATTGGAATTAGATAAGACCATGCTAGATGCACTTATGCAAGGTCTTAAAGATGAAGCAAAGGAGGTAGACGATGCCAGCAAGCGTAAAGGGCGCCGTTAATCTCCGCAAGGCTTTGCGTAAATTTACTCCCGATCTTGCTAAGGAAACTCAGCAGAATATCGCTGGGGCATTAAAGCCTATTACTAAAACTGCTAAAGGTTATTTACCAGATGACAGTAAAGTCCTAAGCGGATGGTTGCCTAGAGAAAACTCTCAGGGTAACTTTCCAACTTATACTGCCCGCATTGCTAAGGCTGGAATTGGTTACAAGACAACACCATCAAAGGCAAATCGCAGAGGCTTTAGATCATTGGCTCGCGTATTTAACAAAAGCGCAGCTGGCGCAATCTATGAAACTATGGGTCGTAAAACACCTGGCTCACGCTTTGTCGAAAATCAAGATTCTAAATATGGCGCACAGGTAAAAGGTAATGCCAAGATGGAAGGTCGTGCTTTGTTTCGTGCCTATGAAGAAAACAACGGCAAAGCCAGAGATGCAGTTCTTAAAGCAATCAAGATGGCATCAGATAAACTTAACGCTAGATCAACAGTGAGAGGCTAATCATGGCAAATATAGTCATAGATATTGCAGCCGAGTTCACAGGCGGTAATGCCTTTAAGAAGGCTGAGACTGCAACAGACAAACTTAGCAAAACCGCTGGCAAACTTGGTAAAGCATTTATTGGGCTTTACAGCACCCAAAAGGTATTGGCTTACGGCAAGGCTTCAATTCAAGCAGCAGCTCAAGATGAGAAGGCTCAGAAACAACTAGCACTAGCTCTTAGAAACGTTGGGCTTGGTAGAGATGTTGCTTCTTCAGAGGCTTACATCCAAAAGTTACAAAGAGAGTTCGGCGTCCTTGATGATGAGCTGCGCCCTGCCTATCAGACCCTAGCGGTTGCCACACAGGACTCAGCCGAATCTCAAAGACTATTACAGATCGCTTTAGATATTAGTGCGTCCACAGGTCGCGATTTAGGTTCTGTAACAGGTGCGCTATCAAAGGCATTTTTAG